AGGGGTTACTATGTTGTATGACAGCATGTTAGAGAAGGGTGTATGCGAGGAACAAGCACGAATGGTGTTGCCACAAAACACCATGACTGAATGGTACTGGTCAGGTAGCCTTGATGCCTTCGCTGATATGTGCAATCTTAGGTGTGCTGACGATACACAATATGAAACAATGCTAGTCGCTAGTCAGATTAGTGAGGAGATGGGCAAGCTATATCCTATCTCATGGAAAGCCTTAGTAGGGGGAATACAATGAACTGTTGGCATTGCAAGACAGAACTAATTTGGGGTGGGGATAACGACTGTGAGGATGGTGCATACGGAGATGAGAAATATTCTATAGAAACAAATCTCTCCTGTCCCAAGTGTAATTCCGCCGTGTTAGTTTACTATCCAAGGGAACCAGAAGATGAAACGTGATATTAGACCTATGGCAGAAGATGAACGACAAGCATCCATACACAGAGGGAGAGTTAACATGACAACTAGAACGTCACATGCAGAGATAAGATTGTACAACGCCATGAAGTTAAACGACTTAACAATTGATGAAGCCATCATTGCTATGGAACAATTTAGAGACACCTTAGATGTAGGTAAGATGAATACTAAATATGGGGTTGACACAACGCAAGATATATATGATAACAACTTTGTAGTATTAGACGAATGGGACACATGGTCCGACTAGAGGGAGATGATATGAAACACTTAACCCTAGACGTAGAGAACACAACGGTCAAACGCAATGGCAAGTTACACCTTGATCCGTTTGAGCCAGAGAATACATTGGTTATGGTAGGTATGCTAGATGATCTTGGAAACGAAGACATTATAACTTTCGATCACGCAGAGCAACAACCTACCACAGAGGGGCGGCGGATAGTTCAAGACGCACTTGATGCCACCTCTCTACTTATTGCACACAACGCACCTCACGATCTACTGTGGCTATGGGAGTCAGGGTTTGTATATGACGGTCAGGTATTCGATACCATGTTGGGTGAGTACGTTCTGCAGCGTGGGCAGAAGCAACCGCTATCACTAGAAGCGTGTGCAGAACGTTACGAATTAGATACTAAGAAGCAAGACACATTGAAGGAGTACTTTAAGAATGGATATTCCACACGTGATATACCTCATGGTGAACTATCGGAGTATCTATCACACGATCTACATGCTACCCAACAACTGTATAATGTTTTGCAGACATCATACGAGGGATGCAGTTCACTGATACCAACGATACAGTTGACCAATCAGTTGTGCATACACCTTGCCCGTATCTATCAGCGTGGCTTTCAAGTAGACATGGATGCGTTGATGGAGGTTCGTGATGAGTTCGAGCAAGAGCGTAGGGTACTAAGCATAGCACTAGAGGAACAGGCAGCTGACCTCATGGGTGACAGGCCAATCAATCTCAACAGCCCAGAGCAATTGTCTTGGGTTATATACAGCCGCAAGCCACACGACAAGAAGTTGTGGGCAGAGTTGTTTGATGATCGTATGCCAGATGCAGAGTACAGACGCAACGTCAATGCCTACAGTGGCAAGTTGTACAAGCAGAAGGCACATCAGTGTCGGGCATGTAATGGTAGTGGACAGACATGGAAACAAAAGAAGGACGGTACACAGTATGCTAGGTCAAACAAGTGCCTGAGTTGTGACGCCACAGGGTTTACCTATACAGACAACCTCAGTAGCATTGCTGGTCTAAAGTTTGTAGCACCCAACGGCAAGTGGATCAGTGCCAATGGTTTTGGTACAGGCAAAGACAACCTTGTATTCCTTGAGGGCATTGCCCGTTCCAAGGGTATGAAGGTAGCTGAGTTGTTCTTGCAGAATGTTCGTAGGTTGTCAGCCGTAGAGACATACCTCAGTAGCTTCGTACAGGGCATTGCAACTAACGTAAAGCCTGACGGTAAGCTACATGTACGTTTGCTACAACACCGCACCGGTACAGGCCGTTTGTCAGGGGCTGATCCCAACATGCAGAACATGCCACGTGGTGGTACGTTCCCTGTCAAGAAGGTATTCATCTCACGTTGGAAGGGTGGGAAAGTTATGGAGGCTGACTTTGCCCAGCTAGAATTTCGTGTTGCGGCGTTCTTGTCTCAGGACATGGCTGCAATTGATGAGGTAACTACAGGCTTTGATGTACACAGCTACACTGCACAGGTTATATCAGAGGCAGGTCAGCCTATGTCACGGCAAGAAGCCAAGGCACATACCTTTGCTCCCTTGTATGGGGCCAGTGGTTTTGGTCGTAGCCCTGCAGAAGCGGCATACTATCAACAGTTTACGACAAAGTATTCTGGTGTAGCAGAGTGGCACAAGGCACTAGCCAAAGAGGCACTCAACACTGGTAAGATAACTACACCATCTGGGCGTGAGTTTGCGTTCCCTGATGTAGTACGGCGGCGGTTCGGGGGTGTGACTTATTTCACACAGATTAAAAATTATCCTGTTCAATCGTTCGCAACGGCTGACATTGTACCCATATCTCTGATATACATTGATAAGTTACTGACAGCAAACAAGCTACACAGTTGTGTAGTAAACACGGTGCATGATTCAATTGTGATTGATGTGCATCCAGACGAGGAGGTAAAGGTACTAAGAGTCATACAAGCAGCTAACGACAAACTAATACCAATCGTCAATCGCAAGTGGGGCATAGACTTTAACATCCCTCTATTATTAGAGGCAAAGATAGGCCCAAACTGGCTTGACACAAAAGACGTAGCGTGATATAACTATCATTCACCTGATCAAAAACAAGGAGACTTAAAATATGAATCAAGTTACAGCAATAGACACAAATAACTTCGCAGTAATGGCTCAAGCTATGGGCATGAACGCAGAGTCATCACAGAATACAAGTAAGGCAAGCACACTAGCACGTTTACGTATTCATCACACACCAATCATGGGTCAGCAAGAGATCAAGGGTAAGATGAAGAACGTAGAGGTAATCTCTGGAGGTGCATACAAGCTAGACATACCTGATGGCCCTACCTACTACGCAGAAGGTGCGACTATTCGTCCGTTCCTCCAACGCTTTATGTACAAGAAGTTCATCAAAGGTAATGACAACACAGCCAATCGTTTCCTCAAGACTGTTATGGCTATTGATCTTAACAATGATATGAAAGACAATGAGGGTGGCTTCAACTGTGGTAAGCCAGCGGGGTTCATCAAGGATTGGGCAGCACTACCTGACCACATGAAGGAACTAATCAAGTCCATCAAGCGTGTTCGTGCATTGTTTGGTACGGTTGAGTTGATCAATCCTACAGATGAGAGTGGAAATGCAGTTGACGTAGACAGTACAGCGTTTATCTGGGAGATTGATAATCGTGATGCCTTCAAAACATTGGGGGATCAGTTTACCAAGCTATCCAAGATGCAACGCCTACCACCCCAGCACGACATCTCTTGTACTACAAGTGAAGTACCGTTGCCTAACGGCAGTAGCTTCTATGTACCAGAGGTAGAGTTAAACCTTGGTACTACGTTGGAGATGGACAACGGTACACAGGAAGTCTTCGCTAACTTTATGGCATGGATTGAGAACTACAATACCTACATACTTAACTCATGGGACGAGAACATGCACAAGAATGAGGATGTAGACACAGACACAGTAGAAGAGTTTGTGGATATCAATGAAGAGGACTTTGTGTAATGGATATGCCGCAGTCAGGTATTGTCTATGACATGTCAAATGAAGAGTATCACAGACAGGTAGGGTACTCTTCGACTGCCATTAAAACGGTGTGCAAGCAATCGCTTGCGCACTACATGGCACAGAAACCACTAGGAGACAGCCCTGCATTTGCACTTGGGTCTGCTGTACATGCTACTCTGCTGGAGCCAGAGCGTGACCTAGTTATCAAAGGACCAAAGACAAGGGCATCTAAGATGTTCAAGGAACTATACAGCAACAAGGAAGATGATCAAGTTGTACTAACAGAAGTAGAGTACTACGTACACAATAAGATGTGCAGTTCTGCTTTAGATAACCCAACGTGTAACAAGATACTAAAGGATAGTCGTAGGGTTACGGAGAGTAGTGTCTTCGTGACGGATAAAGTTACGGGGCTGAACTTGAAGACACGGCCTGACTTGTACATACCAAAGACAGGTCAGTTGTATGACATCAAGACTACCATTGACGCATCACCAACAGGTTTTGCAGAGCAGGTAGGTAAGTACATGTACCACATACAGGCTGCGTTCTACGTACTGACTTGTAAAAAGGCTGGCCTTAAAGCTACAGAGTTCAGCTTCATAGCTGTAGAAAAAACTGCGCCGTACATTACTCACTTGCACAAGGTAAGCCCTGAGTTATTGAAGGAAGCTATAGAGCAGGTAAAAGAAACTCTTGCACACATTGCGGAGGCAAACAAGACAGGTGTGTTTGGTACTGGTTGGGGTGAGTACTCTACCCTTAAAGTAGGGGACTTTTAGTACCATGAAGGCAAAGCAATTCTCTGCAGCCATGAAGCATGGGTATAGGAGTGGACTAGAGGTCAGAACTAAAGACTATCTCAACGAGCACAACATGCCGTTCAAGTATGAGGAAGTCAAGATTGAGTGGGAAGACCTCATGTACCGCACCTATACTCCAGACTTTGTGCTGAAGAACGGCATAATAATTGAGACAAAAGGATTATTCTCAGCGGATGACAGGCGTAAACATTTAGCTGTTAAGGCACAGCACCCTAAGTTAGACATACGATTTGTGTTCTCAAGCAGCAGAAAGAAATTAAGCAAGGGAGCCAAAAGTAACTATGGACAATGGTGTACAAAGAATGGTATAAAGTATTACGACAGGATCATTCCTCTCGAATGGTTAGAAGAAAAAGGTAAGGACATGCATCCCTCGCTGATCCACTGCCCCTACAAAAAAGTAAAAAGGAGATAGCACACATGATAGAAGACAAAGTATTTCTGGACTTCAATCCGAATGACTACATCATTAGGTTGACACCTTTCCTAGATGACATGGGCAACTGGACGGGTGAGTTACTAGTGGGTACTGTTACCACAGATGAAAACAACTTGACTGATGAAGATCATTTTAACCTAATAGGTATAACTAAGATGGTATGTGCAGCAGTCCCCGCTATGGAAGAAGACGATCACGTTCGTAACTTGTTAAATACTATAGTTGATAGGGTAGAGAGTGAGCCAGAGGAAGATGATGGACAATCGTTAATAGTATCTAGTGTAGAAGAGAATGTAATCAACGTTAACTTTAAAAGTAAAGGGGCATAGCTTATGAACAAGAACAAAATTTCCGGTGACGGAACCGCATCCCTGCAAATGGACATAGATGACATGGTAAACTCACCTGCCCACTACAACTTTGCTGGTGTTGAGTGCATTGATGCTATACGAGCAGCAACGGGAGAAGAAGGTTTCTCTTTCTACCTACAGGGTAACATAATGAAATACCTGTGGCGTTACCGATACAAGAATGGTGTGGAAGATTTGAATAAAGCACAGTGGTATCTCAGTGTACTAATTGAGGATCAAAATGATAGTTAAAGTTTTTTTAACCCTTAACGTAGATGAGACAGAATACCAAATGCCAGCAGACAATTTTATTAACGATGAGATAAGAGAAATACTACAAGAGTTCATCTATGATGTAGATGGCATGACAATACAATCAATGAAAACAGTATCGGAGTAGACATACATGAATAACTTTTTACCAACAGACTACCAAGCCTTCATCCATACCTCACGGTATGCACGTTGGTTAGACACAGATGGCCGCAGGGAGTCATGGTCAGAGACAGTAGGCCGATACATTGACAACGTAGTACGTAAGGTTGCTGCAATTCCCGGCATACAGGCAAGCAAGATTGAGGAAGCTATCCTTAGCTTGGACGTTATGCCATCCATGAGGGCAATGATGTCAGCTGGACCAGCACTAGACCGTGACAACACGGCAGGGTTCAACTGTAGTTACTTACCAGTAGACGATCCCAAGTCATTCGATGAGGCCATGTACATCCTCCTCTGTGGCACAGGGGTAGGCTTTAGTGTTGAGCGTCAGTTCATCAGCAAGCTACCAGAGATACCTGAGTTGTACGTTAGTGAGACAACTGTAGTAGTAAAGGACAGCAAAGAAGGTTGGGCTAAGGCACTACGTCAGGTGCTTGCATTACTGTGGGCAGGTGAGATACCTAAGTGGGATGTCAGTCAGGTACGCCCAGCGGGTGCGAGGCTCAAGACATTTGGTGGTAGAGCAAGTGGACCTGCACCTCTTGTAGAGTTGTTTCACTTTGCTGTGTCAACATTCA